ATCAGTTAGTTGAATCTGGTGCTATGAATAAAGAGACTGGACAGGCGTTCACTGAACAAGACGAGACTGCGGGAAAGGTAGAAGCAGTAACGAGTGCAACTGGAGGAACAGCAGGAGCTATAGCAGCGGGAGGAGTCGGGGCTAGTTATGGTGCAACTGCAGGAGCGGCAATAGGATCATTATTCTTTGGAGTTGGTGCTGCGCCAGGTGCAGCAATTGGTGCTGTCTTGGGGGGAGCTATAGGCGGTACACTTGGTTTTTTTGGTGGATCTGCTGCTGGTGAAGCTATAGGAGACGCCGCTACTACTACATCAGGTGAAGCTGCATTAGACGCTGCAATAGAAAGTGGCCTTTACGATAAAGACTGGGTAGGCGACAGTGAGATTGATCCTGAAATTCTAAAGCAAACTACTGATACTGCTCAACTCAATGCCATACTCGCTGACGAGGATTTATCAGAAAAAGATACTAACAGAGTAATAGAAAGACTTAGCCAGTTAGATAGCGGTGAAGCTTCTACTACTGTTTCTTCAAGTGGACAAAATTTGGTTCTCAATCAAGCTGATGAATCTAGATTTGGAGTCACAGAAAAGCCTCCTGTAAATCAAACCTCAGCTGAAATTATGCCAAACTCACAGGAAGCGCAAGTTTCGGTTACACCAACTGCGGATGCTGTTGCAAATATGACTGATGCTGCTGGCAGTGTTACCACAAATAATATTACAAACATTTACAATACTACAAATAACAATACGAGTGGAGGAGGCGGAGGAAGTCAACAACCAATACTCGTAAATCCTTCTTCAAGTAGAGAAAACAGCAATTCGTTGGCACAATTCAAATCGAATGGAACTAGATAACAAAAAAGGGGCAAAGCCCCTTTTTCTATTACAGACTATTGACTAGTCATCTTGCGCTAGTTTAGCAAAGTATGACATGGTGTCATCTGTATCATCTGTATCATCTACTACAGCAGCCGCAGTTTGTTGTCTGCTTTCAACCGCTGTCGTAACATCCTTTAGAAACGCATCGTCTGCCAAGTCGCCAGTAGTAGCTGAAATGCTTTCTGCTGTGCCTACTCGTGATGCTGATCCAAGAACAAAATCTAGCTTCTTTTTCAGTTCATCATACGACTTGAAGTTAGAAGGAGCAATGATTTCAGCAAGTGAATGCTGCTTGTTCCAGATTGCTTCAATCTCTTCATCAGAGTCAGATACAGGACTAACTGCCGAGAACTCAGACTTGTCATAGTTGCGATAGCCTTCAACTTGACGAATCTTCAGCTTGAAGTTAGCACCATCCCAGAAGTCAAAAGGATTCATTGGATTCTCGTCTTGAAACTCGGGCTGCATAGCGTCTTTGATTTTGTCAAAGATTTTCTTGCCAAACTTGTACAAGAACACTTTGCCGTTGTTAGAAGGATTACCAGAATCTTCTACTACAAGAATGTTAGCGTAATATGATAGTCGGCGCTTCTGCTTGCGAGCAACTTCTTTGTTAGCTTCTACGCCGCTGTTCCAAAGCTCTGAATTGAGTTCTGATACAGGGTCAGTTTGCTTGAGTGTAGTAAGTGAGTTTTCGATGTACCACTTACCAGATGGTCCTTGAAATCCGTGATTCCAAAGTTGCGCCCAAGGCATATCTTCGCCTTGTGGTGCTGGAAGAAAGCGAATAACAGCATAGCCATTACCTGCTTGGTCTACCGTAGCTTTCCATTCTCGATCATCGCCTCGATTGTTTTGCTGAGGTGAATCAAGTTTTTCAACTTCTTTCATGAGTGAATCGAAGTTACCACGGGCCTTGCGTAGATCAGATAAAGAATTGAACGACATATTGTTTCTCCTAGTATGCGTTGTATAGTTTGTATAGCGTTATATTGCGTTGTATTACTTCGTATATAAATCTTCAAATACATCGTCTATCTTTGATGTATCCAGTTTATTTATATTCTTTAATTCCCTGTCAATTTTCTTTTCAGGGCGTTTCTCGATACGCTTGATGCGTTTTTCTTGCGGTCTAAACTTATTTGATTTACTCATCGCCGTAAACTAAATTTAGTTGCTCCATGTGTTTAGCGTTAATTTTATCTTTATCAAATTTGATAAAGGGTTTGTACTTTAATGCCAGAAGACATATATCCTGTAAGACGAAATCATCATAATATTCTTCAACAAAAGGCCTAAGCTTTTCTAACATTACTATACTGTCTAAACTTATTTCACGACCCATATACATTCTAAAAATTAAAGGATGTGTGCCTTCTAATATTGCTGATTTGATTTCTTCTTTTTCCATTCTTGTAAGAATTAAATCAAGATCATTATTAAAATTATACAACATTTTGCGCTTGTTTGTCAACCACTTTTTGTAAGTTTCTAGACAAGATGAATCAAATATTCCACCCCATCTGTCACCCTGTGAAAAATTGGCAACAAGAATGTCTATAATTTGTTTTTTAGTATAGTCTCTCGCCAATTTGCGGATAGAGGTAAGGTCTTTTCTTTTTAAAAAAGTTTCCTTCTTGGCTCTAACAGCGCCTTTCGTTTGAGTGATATCATAATCTTTAGTTGTAAAATGCAACTTTAAAGACAGATATATTCTAAAAACTTCAAATGGTTCCATATTAAAAAGGTAGTTTATTAGATTTCACCTTGAGAAGATTGAGTTCTTGTGCTTCTGCTTGTATCTTTTCTTTGAGACTGGTACTAATTAACTTATTGGCACTTTCAATTTCAACATCATTTTTTGTACAATATTCAATAAGAACGTCAATGCAGGACGATTTCGTATGAATTGCTTTGCGTTCAATATGCTGTGAAAACTCAGCCGCCGTGTTGAATTTTTTTGTGATGATAAAAACATCTGTAAGTTTTTCTGGGTTAGCCATAAATTCGTTTACCACTACTCTAATTGTCAATCGTGTTCTCCGTCAACCAATTCTCAATATATGAGAATACATCATTAGGACATTCTATATAAGGTGTTTTACAGATAGTAGTCTGTGCTTCACCCGGTTTATCAAAACTGTGAACGATTGGAGTGTTGAATGCTTGAGCAATTGATACTATAGACTTGGGATCACCTTTGCCGAAATGTACTTCCTTTGAGTGTCTCTCGTCTACTAGCAGTTGCAATATGCCTTGTACAACATCGTCTACATGAGTGAAATCTCTTTCTTTACTTCCGTTACCGAAAATGGTAAGAGATTCACCCGCCAAATAATCTTTCTTAAACTTTCTTATTACTGTACTGTATGGACCATAGTCTGCTTCTCCTGGTCCATAAACATTGTAGAAGAACATTTTCGTAAACTTTAAATTATAAAGTTCTTCATACAAATCTAAGATACCTTCACACGCTGCTTTGCTCCATGTGTAAGGATTTACCGAATCTTTATACTGTGTGCTAGAAGAAGTGGCAAAGAACAAAAATGTCTGCCAGTGTCTTGCCCAATCACATACCGCAGTAGTTGTAGTAATGTTATTGTCAATAGTATCTCTTGGCTCTTCAAGTGACCTACGAACTCTAGGACTGTTTGCTAGATGTATGATAGCAAGCGGTCTGTTTATTATCTCGGTAAGATTACATTTAGAAACATCTTCAAATATATATCTAACAGTCGGAAGATCAAATACATAATCTCCTTGTCGCATATCGTCTACAACAGTGACTTCAAATCCAATTTCAGCAAGCCGGTACACGAGGTGAGATCCTATGAATCCACATCCACCTGTGACTACTATTCTTGCGTTTATATTTTCTTCATTCATATATTATATTATACAGTATTATGAGCCAGTGTCAACTTATTTGTAAAAGATATGGTCATCAATATCTACTGTTTTAGCGTATGTGAGTCGCCAGTCTGGTCTGACATAGTTTGCATGATACCAAAGCGCACCCTCTGTATTGTCTTCGTGTCTGCCTGTAATAACTTCAGCAGCAAGAGTATATAATCTTTGGTAATCAGAAGAGTTTCGTATTCTGTCTGACTTGCCGTCACAGTACCAACTGAACTGACATTTATTGCGAATAGGAACTAAACGATCTTTGTGTTCAGCCCACCAATCTGAATGTTTTGCTTGATACACAACTGAACAGATATCATTCGGAAACTTGTTACTATCTACTCTATTTAGTGTGACAAACGCTACTGCTTTTTGACCCTCGTATGATTCGCCACGAGCCTCAAAATAAATGTTTGTTGCCAAGCATTCAGTCTCTTCGTGTGCAAAGTCATACCAAGAAGGAATGATTTCAACTGTCTGTGTTACTTCTACTGCATCTATTGGGGTGTCATCACTTTCATTATAAGCGAACATACTTACTGCTGTTAGTGTAACTACTGCGACTAACATAGCAAG